AACATTTGCTTTCTTAATCTTATTAATCTCATCAAACAGTTGAGGTAAGTTGTTTGATATTGCCATAAAACCAGTGCTTATGCTATTGGCAAACGCTGGCATCTCTCGGCTTAACTGATTAATACTATTGCCCAATCCATTCCAAGCACCTGCATAGTTTCCTACATTGCGCTGAAATTCTCCAACGCTTGTTTCTGCACCTCTTACTCGCCTATCTAACTCTGTAAATTCTTGTGATAATGCCTTGAATAATTTACCATTTGTTCTGCCAGTAAATTCAAGTTCTTTTAACTGCTGCTTAACTGCTGCTAATGCTTGAACACCTTTTTTGTATTCTCCGTTGGTTTGTTTTAATTGTTGTTGCGCCCTTTGATTTGCTTTGGTTTCTGCATCAATTGCTTTTGCCAAATCATTTTCAGCCCTTAATTGTTCTCTGGTTAACTTATTCTTTTCAATTGCAGTTCTTATTGCTGCCTGCTCTAATGATTGTTGTTGTTGTTGTACTTTTAATTCAGCAACTTCCAACTGCTGCTTCATTTTGATGAGGTCAGAGGTCTGCCTTAACTCATTATTTAGCTTCTTTACATCATCGAAAGATTTCGGTTTAAAAGCAGAAACAAATTCTTTTTGAGCAGCTAAACTTAACTTAATTTCCTTATTTGTTTCACGAATAATTGCAAGTAACGCATCAGCACCTTTTATGGCATCATTGAATGCATCACTCTCAAATAAATCATTTTTGCCTAACGCTTTACCTTCTGCCATTTTACTATGCTTTTATTTGTTTTTGCTGCTTTGAATAATTTTTAACGTAACCAAACCACTCTGCAACTGTAATTGTATGCAAAGATAAGTGAAATCCTTTATATTTTTCTAAATAATCTTTTATCTCATCAGTAGTAGATGATTTGCGGTCTGTTAACTCCTTTAATTCGCTCTCTGCAATGCCAATCAATGTTTTGTTGAACCTATCATCAGTAACGTGCAAATCTATCTGCAAACACGCTATTTCTCGCCTTTTTTCAAGCACATCCATATAACTTTCCGCAATGCCAAATCTATTGACTAATTGCCTTTGGATTTCTTCAAATGCAATGGTAAAATTTCGCTTAAACAATCCCCATTTGCGCACTAATGCTTGCTTATTTCCCTGCTCCACAACTTGTAAGTAGTTATAGATGGGCATTGTGTCAATGTTGTTATAAAATTGTGTTCTTAACATAGTTTAAAACTATTGGTTTTGATTTCTCTATTAATATTTCCTTACTAAACTCATCAAGACCTACGAATTGTCCCCAAGTTTTTTGCAGGTCTTTACCCTCCTTAATTGAATCCACATCCAGCATCAACTCATCACCAACTATTTTAGTTTTAAATGTACGATACATTGCTCCAGTATCACGCAAAGTCACTCTATTAGTTGGTTGATTTTTCTCATTCTTAATTGCTATGGTATAATCAGCATAAACATTGCTTCCTCTGGCATATTGTGACCTCATCGACACACCAAACACATCTACACCCCTTTTAAATAGCTGCTCATCACGATTTAATCTAATAGCCTCAAGTTGTATGGCTGGAGTGCTAATAACCTTTTTAAACGCAGTTTCTTCGTTTAACTTCTTGACATTTCGTGCAATTACTTCAAGATTCCACATACTGCAAATATACAAAAAAAGCCCTTACATCTCTGCAAAGGCTTTTGTGTTTGAATGTTTAAATTAAATTACTGTACCAGTTGTTCCTAACATTGTTACACCATCTAATCCATTCTTCTTGATTAATGGTTGTAACACATCTGCAACAGTTTGAGCAGTATAAGTCAACGTATAGCGACCATCAACAGTTGTGCTTTCAGCAGCAGTTACAGTTACATCAGATGCATCAGTAATGTTATACATTTTACTTGTTGAACCAGTATCACTTGAAACGAAATCAGCAGTAACAAGACCTTCGATTGGGTAGTTAGTAACGATGTTTCCAACTTTAGCATACAAATCAAGAACCATTGTAGTAGTGCTTGTGCTTACTATAGTTGTATAAACATTCATTAGACCTTTCAAGTTAACGATGTTAGCAGCAGTTATTGAAGATGCAGAAATCATTCTTAAATCATCATCCTTTTGTAACACATCCCATTGACCCATCAACATTATCTTTTGGATAGTTGTATCAGTTGTGAATACTGGCTTTGCATAGAAAGTAGCAGCATCACACGCAATTGGGTAAAGGTAGTTACTTCCAGTTTTGGTAGTGCCTAAAATGTTACCATCCAAATCAACTATAAAGATTCCAAATGTTGAACATCTGTTAGCATTGAATTGTTTTGCAAGTTCAAAACTACCTTTGATAATCATTGCGGTAAAGTTACGGATACCATCACGGATAAACACACTTGACCCATCTTCAAATGTTTCCAAGATAGGGTCTGCTCTATCAGTAGTAACATTCTTTAATTTGCCAGTTGGATACCAACGCTTTGAATCATCTGCTTCGTTAATCAATGCAGTAAAGTAAGCATCATTAAATGTAGCAGTTGGGTCAATGTAGTTAAATGTACCATCGTTGGCAATTAACGGAACTAAAATAAAATTTGCTGCAACACCCATAATTGGTGAGCAACTTGGTGAACCAGTGTTTTGTAGCGACACATCGCAAGAACATAATGACATATTGTTTTTTGTTTTAAATATTAATAATTTGTTTTAATTTTCGCAGCAGGAAAAACATTTGTTGAATGGTATTTTAATCAGCAGTTCAGTACCAGAGGTATTATCAGCAAAGATTTGACTCTTCACTCCCTCCCATTGCACCTTACCGAAATTAGCATAATCATTTTCAACGTATGTAATCTTGTTGCTTGCGTTAGTTCTACTATACGCAAATAAAGAACGAATAAACTCGGAACATAATGATTTCATTGGCTTAATTGCCTGCTCTAAATGTGTTGACCTCAACCAATTCTTTGGGTCGGCATCAACAAGAAAATAGATAGCGCAATCACTTTCAAAATCAATAGTAGATTCCTCATCAGCAAATCTCTCTGGTGCGTTCATATGCAAGTAAATCAATGGTAATTTATTGTTACTGCTTGACACCTTAATCAACTCTGAATTGGTTTCTAAAAATGTTCCAAAATAAAAGAATGGTGCTGCTAAATTATAGATGCCAGTAGTTGGCTGGGTAGCTGCTGCGATAGTGATTGATTCGTTGAATACAACCTCTTTAATCACTTTGCCACTTAATATTTTACCAAAGGTTGCCCACTTCGTATTTGTTGTCATCAGTTTCCAGTTGCTACCATCGGCAACAACGGAATTAACTACAATCGTTTTATTGATTGCATCAACAACATTTTTAATATGGTCTTTAGTAGTTATTAAGCCCACGACATATAATTTTTATAAACACCTTTGAATGTAGGATAATCGGCATCTTTTACCGACTCAATATAGGTTTGAATTGCTTTGAATGTTAGAATCATCTTGTTGTAATCAATGACTAATGATGTGTAACTCATTGCGCTGGGCATATTAATAGTGCCTTCGCTTTGTGTGTTACCTTGAATGGTATTGGTTTGTGGCTGCGTTCTAACGTAGTGGAAAAATACCCATTTAACCAACATAACTTTCATACCATCACTTGTAATCATCTCATCATCTATTTCCTTTACAAACGCATCGTAAATGGTCACATACTTCGCAGTTTGTGGCACACCTCCGATTAGGTCTGCTATAAATAAAATATACAACTCAATGCCTAATAACTCATAAAGTAATTTTGACTCGTATAGCGTAATGAAATTATCTAATTCAGCATCCGTAAACACATCCGTTGCTATTTTATTTTCGCCTATGAAATCGGAGGCTGATATTAGAATTCCCATATTATTTTACAAGCCCTTTATTAGTTAATAATTCAGCAATATTTTCAGATACAACTATTTTTTCACCTGCTTTTAAGCCATTAAAATCTTTGACAATAACAACCTCAACTTCTTTAGTCGATTGCGTTGCCAATTTCGCTTCTGATTTCTTTTCAGAAGGAGCAGCAGCAGAGGTTTGTGCCTCCGCTACTACTTCTTTAGATTTTACTTTGCTCATTTAATTAAGCAGTTTCTAATGCAGCAATATCAGTTGCAAATGTACCTTTCACAAACGCAGTTCTATCGTTGTTCTTGGTTACTAATGCACCTCTCCATTCTGCAATGATTGTACGCATATTCTTTGTCCAGTCATTACCATCTAACCCGATGTTAATCATAACACCTTGCTTTTGATATAAAACAGACAAATTAAAGTTACCAACAAGGTATGTACCAGCAGTCACTAATGTGCTTCCAATCATTGGAACACCATCAAGTGTTAACTCCATACCAACATAAAGTAATCTGTCAACATAACGCTTATCAGTTGCAGAAACTTTCATTAACTTCAATGCTGCGATATCTGATGGGTGCATCAATATTGCGTTAGGTGCTTCTTGGTTAGCAATTGCAATCTGATTCATAGCTACAACAAGTACATCGGCACTATTAGCATTGTCAACTGTTCCTGCAAATGTTCCAGCAGCAAACGCAGTTGCAACTGTTCTGATACCATTTAAATTAGGAGCAGTTCCGTTACCAGAGTAAGATGTGTTTTCAACATCTAACATTAATAAACGCATCAACTCATTTCTGATTTCGCTTTCGATGAAATCAATATCATCTAACATTTCTGTAGATACCTTTATGAATGCAGTACGCTTAACAACTGCTTGGCTTGCAACTACCAAATCAAAATCAATTTGATTCTTTGTTGCGCCTTCAGCAGTTCCACCAGCAGCACCATCTCTGTTTGCTTGATACACCCAAGAAATAATGTTACTTGCTGCTTGACCTTTAGCGAATAAATCGATTAGTCTTGGTCTGCGTGTAGCAATTAAGTTTAAGCCTGCAATACGTTGTTCAACTGGCACATTACCACCGCTAATGTTAGTTGATTCTAACATATCACCAACAGCCTTAAAACTGAAACCAGCACCGTGAGCAGCAGATTTATCAAGGTCTTTCAACTTTGTTAAGTTTGCTTTGTTCTCCTCTAATGCCTTTCTGATATCAGATGCTTGAGCAGTTAAAGAATTTGCTTGGTTATCTTTGTTTAACTTTTCAATTGCCAAACCATATTCTTTCAATGTTTTGTTCAATTGTACCATTTGCTCTTTTTGAGCAGTAGCAAGTTCTGATTTCAAAGATTCGATATCTTCTTTGCTTGCGCTTTTAGATACTGCATCTTCTAATGCTTTTCTTGCTTCTTCGTTGTATTCGTTATACAACTTTGCCATTTCTTCTGCTTCTTGATTTGCGAAAGATATGGTGTTTAATCCTTTTGTTTCAAGGAATAATTCAAATTTACTTTTCATTTTTAAATGTTTTTTGTGAGATTAATAAAAAATTGTTTTTGTTTTTGTTTTTGTAGTGATTGCTCGGCTACGGATTGTTGAGTGTCATTCAACGGCTCAATATTTTCTTTTGGTATAGTTACACTCATTGTAGGTGTTGCATAGTTACTGCCCTTTAATACTGCACTACCCTCAATAATTTTAGCTTCTGTTACTGCCCAAAAATATTCATCTTCTTTTAAATAGTCTTTATTCGCTACCATTGGGTAATACTTATCCCAATTTGCTTTCTCTTCCATAAACTGCTTTGATGTGGAATTGATGCAAAGATAAAGGTTGATATATCTCATCCCTACTGAATGTTCTTTTACCCAACCATTAATGTATTGGTTGAACATAAATTCGTTCCTATCCTTGCTTATTTCAGCCTCAAATATCAATGCTTCAGTATCACCTTGTAAGTTGGGAAAGCCTAACTTATCCCAAGTCATTTTCTTGGTGCTTGCAATGATGGTATCACTTATCACTTTATCAAATGCCATTCTGTGTTCCTGCAATAGGTAGAATGACTTTGTTTCATTAAGTGACTTCTTCCAAATACCTTGAATATGACAGTCATCGTGACTATCCACAATGTTAGTTGTATTGATTACCACTTTCGCAGTAATAACCTCAACCTCATCTGGCATATCAATATCATCTATCATTGCTTTCGTTACACCATCTTTTTTATATTCAGTTGGCAGAGAATAAGCAATACAATCAGCATACTTTGTGGCAGCCTTTTTTTCAGCAATGATGAGGTCTTTATTCTTTTTCAAGAAAGCCCACTTCTCACTCTTATCATTGAATTTTGGTAACTTCATTTCTTTACGATTTTAGTTGCTAATTTCTTAATCTTAATTGCTTCCAGTTGTGCTTTGGTTTTGCTCATTGCCTATGGTAGATTGTAATGTTGTTGATATAATTAATTTGTCTGCGTTAGGGTCATCAGTAATGGGAGGTTTGCCCATTGCAACTCTAACTTCGTTTGCAGTAAATATGCCTTTCATTTTAAAGTCTGCTAACTGCATTTTGTTTTCCTGCAAACATTCGACACCGCTAAAGTCTTGGCGCATTCTCACTTGTTGACTTGGAAAGTGATTAGCGCATAAATATTGCGTGTATGCCTCTGCCATTTTATCAGATAGAGGAATGATGCAATTGGTATACATATTCTTTTGCGCTTCCAAACTATTGTTGAATGTACTTGCAGCAGTATCGTTGAATAATTTAGCATCAATACCGAACACATTACACAATGCTCTGGTGTTTACAATTCCTTTTTCAAGTAGTTGCATATCACTCGGTGACATACCTATTTGAATGTATTTTAAGTCTTTGTTTGTGGTAATAATCTTACCAAAGTTATGCGCTCCTCCTACTCTATTTCTCAATTCAGCATCTACCCTTGTTGCCTCATCTGGTGTCATTGGCAATTGTGAACTATCTGAAATTAATCCTGCAACACCTTTGTTGCTCAATATACTTGCATCAGCTATCCATCTTTCATTGCCTACCTTAACAACGTATGCAGCAACTTGAATAGGGCTTAATCCATAGTCAAAGGTCTGTAAGTTTGGATTGTAGAACTTAATGTGCTTTAACTCATTCTGTGTGTAAACTCTTGATGTGCCACCGAAATTGAATTGATATTCAAGTTGTGGCATAAAAAAGTTTAAGTTGCGGTTATAGATGTTAATGGCAGAACTTGGTAGAATGTCTAACTCTTGGATTAGTCTTGAATTAAATTGTGTATTACCAACAAGATAAACATTGCCAGTAATCAATAAGTAAAGTAAGGTTTGCTCTTCGATGTCATTCCAAGTATAGCCTTTGTAGTTATTTGGTTCATCCATCAATTCGTGAAGAGATGTATTGTAAATTTTCTCCCAAGTACCATCAACTCTTTTCCTTTCAATTACCCAAGGTATAGATTTGCTTACATCAACTATCTTCTTAACTATGGCATAAACATCAACATTCTCTGAATAGCCCTCCCTAATCATTAAATCAGCCCTATTGCCCCAATTCAATGGCATCAAGCCACCAAACTCTCTCCAGATTGTTTCTCTGTTCTGCTCGGTCAACGATATAGTGTTGGCATAGCTTAATGCTTTGTTTGCTATTTTCCCAACTACCTTTTGAATGAAATTCATTTATTGAATAAATATTGGACAAATGTATTAATAATTCTTTTCATATTCGCAAATTTCGTTAAAATAATTCATTTTAAGCACCTCCGATTGCTAATGTGGATACTGGTACAAGGTAATCGAATCCATATCGTGCAGGGTCAATTTGATGGTTATAAGCATCAATAGGTGTTTCTGATTTCTTATCGTGCCAAATATAATTCCNNANTTCNTTGATGAGGTTTAAACTATCAGCAGTTACAACTATCTGATAGTCTTGCATTCGCTTGATGCCATTTCTCACACTATCCTTACCTTTTTGCGCTGGCATTACGTTAAAGTTTCGTTGCCTTAAATCATTGATTGTTCTTGGGTCTGCACTATCAGCAACTATCACGCTATTGCTTGGCTGCACTCTTAACCTCAACGATTCACTTAATTGCTCGGTTGAATTGCCAGTTTTATACATACATTCTTGCAAGTAGATTATTCTTCGCTTCTTATCTACTGCTATTTTAATCAATGAATCTGGGTCATTGCTAAATCCAAAATCCAAACCATAAACGTGCGGTAAT